CATACCCAACCCAGAGAATATCCCAATGTTTCTGCAATTTCTCTTTGTGTAGCTTCTCTCTCTAATTTTGCTTTAAGAATAACCCTACACTGCTTAACCCATTCCTCTTTTTCACTTCTTGGCACATCTCTTCTCATATCGTTAAGGTGAATGCGAACCCGTAAAGCCATAAGGGGATCGTTAATCGGCAAAATAACCTCTTTCCAATCTGCATTAACACGTTTCCTATGAAAACCATCCAGAATGTTACCTTTAGCATCCTTAACAACGGGATAAATCTGTCCGATAGTTTCTTCGCTAAGTTTCAAATCTTTAAGTTCCATCAAAGAAAACCTCGCTTAGTGGTGTCTGAGCCATTCTACTCCATCTCCAAAAGTTCCATTAGTTTCTTCTGTCCCTCTTTCTGTGCCGCTTCTTCAAATGAAAGTTCTCTATCTACATCGGCTTTGCTTTTCCAACCGCTAACGAAATTCAAACGTCTATGTTTATAGAATTCTCGCTTCATGGTGTCGCTTCCTTGAGCCACCACATATCATGGTAGAGTTTTCTGATGAACCAACATTTCAGATGCTTTTGAGAAGGAAACAATAAATCATGCAAATCTTCCAAGAACCACTTTATTCTAAGTTTTCTTAATGAATGTTCTTTCGGTAAAGAAAATTCTGTCTGAGCCATTTCAATCCCTCCCCCTTTTCATCACAATTTGGCTAAAACGGTCAGCTAACTTCTCCTCGCTTTCTTCACCTAAGCACACTACATTGTTTGTGTAAAGATGATGAAAAAACTCATGCAAAACAGTTTCAAGATTAGCGTTAGATGTTTTATAGAAAGCGGTTTGTTCAAAACGATGGTAACATGCAATAGCTTTTTCAGGCACTCTTTCAGGATTATGCCGATTATCCATTCGGTTTATACCATAGTAATCCGCTAACTGTTGCATTTGAAAGTCGAAATTTCCTAACTCACGGCTATCATACGTTTTAACTATGTCCCTACACAAGCTCAATGGTGGAATGCAAGCGTTAAAAGGCAAATTGCGTTTCTGCTTCGCCCTCTCTAGCTTTTCCAATCGGTCTTCAATGTTTCTAAGCTTATCCAAAATTTCTCTATGCGTCATTAGTCTCTTTCTCCTTTCTTTGTCGTCGTGAACAAACTGCATTTCTCAGCGAAAAAATCGGGGTAAAGCTCTGTGTCTTTGAACACGTTTCTAGGGCAACTGTGAGTGGCTTTTGCAAAGTCTTTTTGAAGTAGCATACATTTCCAGCAGCGCAGTTCAGAAATGTGAACCATCCTAACTTGTGTTCTTTGAGCAAGATAGCCTCGTGGCTTAGTTTCCTTCATTTTGTCATGTCTCCTTTAGTGCGATGTAGAACAGCTCCGCAGCAACCATGCAATTCTTAACTTTACGTTGACAAGCCAAGAGCCAACGCCAACCCGCAACCGAATAACACTCACGCCTCATCGAACATCTCTCCTTTCATGCAAGACTGGTTCTTTCGCTATTTGGTCTATGGTTTTTCCGCAAATCTTACAGCAAACTTTAGAACCTTTTGGAAGCTTCTTTTCATCTATCATGGTTCGAATGTGTCTTTCAATATGTTCAACGAATAGTAACGCTTTCTTCTCTTTCTTCATTCACTTTTCCTCCTTTAGTTCTGCAAAACCCACTAACTCATAACGCGCTCTAAACAATGTATGACAATGGCTACACTCAAAAATTTGATCCTCTATTCTTGTACAAGATCTATCGTCGCTGTCAAAATCTAAATCAGTTCGAATCATTAAATAAGGTATTTCCATGGGTCTTCCGTCAACATATTTAATGGGTTCTCCAAATCTTGAGTTACAATGCGGACATTTTTCTGGCAACTTCACTGCATTTCACCTTCCAAACTTCGCCTCTAAACACCTGCCCTGCGCATAATCCTTAAACAGCCAAAACTTACGTGAACCCACATGCAATGCTAGGATCAGAATCCTTCCGTAAATTTCCCTTTTAGTTTCTATTCGGTTTTCCTCGTAGATTCTTATCGATTCTACTCCCTGCTTCAGCGTCTGCTCAGCTGTCTGGCACATTTGACTAAGAAAACTGCCCATGCCCTAAACCTCCATTTCCTCTCTTTCTTCATTTGTCGTAGGTTTCCAACTCATAGGATTCCAAGTTAGGTCACAAGTAACAAAACTAGCAGTTTTTCCGTTTGCGAGTGGACGTTCACTAATTGAACCATGAGGACACTTCATGTTTACACAAAATTCTATTTGCTTTTGAATTGGTTTCTTAATGTCTTGTTTCCAGAAACATTTGCTCGCATCAAAATGTAGATGACAAAGAACCATGCCCTAAGCCTCCCATTCCTTTTTTGTCCATTCAAAAGTGATTATGTCAAACCAATCCGTCGGCTTCGCTTTAGGATGCATCATTCGGAACAATTCAAGAAAATTCCGTAAGTCTCTAAATCCGTCTTTTACAGCATCTTCATTATTGACATTTGCTAATCTTTTTGTCTCTACTTTTGTAACGATTGCTTCTCCTAGCTTCTCGCATTCTTTAGTTCGCAACTTCCAATAGATGAAGAGTTTGTCGCCTTCTTTGATTCGGATTTTTCTTGGTTTACGGATTGTTTGAGTCTTTGTTCCATCGAGCAATTTTTCCTTAAGTTTGGTGAATCCGAGCAATGGCATTTTCTAAGCCTCCTTCAAACCGATATGTAATTTTCGTTCTACGACCTTACCATCCTTAATATAAATTGAAAAACCCCATGTTTGCCCTAATCTTTTGAACAATTCAGAAACTAAGTAATATGGAAATTCGATTGTATCAGTCCATAATAGTTTAAGCCACCATTTTAAACCGTGGATAGCTTCGGTTATCGGCATAACATACGGTTTGCGTGCTGTGCAGTCATACCATGAATCTTTAGGCATGCATGCATCTTTATCGCATTGAACACAATTTTCCTTAGTAACTTGAGTTCTTACTCCACAAAGTTCACACCAATATTTTTCCATTTTCTATGTCTCCTCTAGTTTGTGCAAAGCCAAAACCCTCTCAATCTCCCGCTCCGTTTTACCAGAACGCGTGAGAAATTCCACATAGAAGTTTAGGCAACTACAAATCAACTCCAAAGCCTCTTCATTGAAAGGTATGGCTTCTGCGAGAGTGCGAAACGCAACAAACTTAGACTGTTCAAACAACCTGCGATTAGACTCTTTCATTTCTGTGTCGCTTCCCTTTTCTCTTCACACCAAATATTCAGAAGTTTTTTAACGTGGCAATCTGGATTCTTGCAATGTTGAATATGTTGAACTGATGCGTTGAAAAACTCCCAAGTGGCACGCTTGCCGTATCGTTTGTTGCCTAAGTTTTTCTTTAGTTTTTTTTCTAAGATGTCAACCATACTTTCCGGTATTTTCATTTTTGCACAGCCTCCACCTTCCTCTTTCTCGAATACGGATGCCCCTCGCATGCGACCTCGCGATGAATTTCGTTTACGGCTAAAGTTGCCCTGTAGAAACTGCAGTACCGCGTTGCCCTAGTCAAATTTGGACAACTAGCACATTGAACCATTAAAAAACCTCCTTTTCTAAGTACAGTTCTCCGGACTCCGTTAGCTTTCTGTCAAGCCATTGTAACCGCTTTTTCCACATTCGCCTTTCAGAAGAAAGGCCTCCTTGACAAGCTTGACTATAGCCTTTAGCAGCTTGATCATATAGATTCAAATAACGCTTCATTTTTCCATCACTTCCTTTTTGATTGTTTTAAATCGGCAAACAGAAACGCAGCTGGGCAGAGGCACACTTTTCCCTGTCCAACTTTGACAAAGAGCTAGGTTAGAACAGCCGTTGCAGATTGTTGTCCCGCAGGGCGGGGGTACTTGATGGACACTCCTTATATCCCCTAGCTGTCCATGGGAACCCAGAGGGTATGAAACACCCAATTGCGCTTTAGGAACTTCGGATGCAAGATTTCCCCGTGCTGTTTCGGGGTCTGCAAACGGCTGCCTCTCTTCACTGCTAAATTCCTCATCCAAATCTTCAATAAAGTAAAGCCTCCGAGTATAGAAGAACATGGAACCTGGGTTAATGTGCCTCACATACCGTTGTAAACCGATAACCGTTTTCTTACTGCCTGGCATCTTCATATCCTTGAGCCATTTGCAAACGAAATAGTGGCGACCAAGCCGAGGCGTGTGCTCTTCCCAGTTTTTGATTCCTGACAATCTTGCAATGCGCCTAGTTATTTTCCAAATTGTGACTTTGCTTAGTGGCTGATTCTTCCAAGGCTCCCAATTCTTCATATGGGGCAAAACGTAGCCTTCTCTTCGACCGCCCAATAATTCAATGATTAAGTCAAGCGTGATTCGGTCAAACAACAAAGGATAATACTTGTGTTTCTTGCTGTCTAAAACCTGGAACCTGCGATTTTCAAAGTTAATAAATTCCGCACGTAAAGTGCTGATTTCAAAGGTGCGCAAGCCAATTTTCATTGGAAGCCTAATAATCAGGAAGTCTCTGAGCGAAGCGTTTTTCCACGCCCAATCATGCACGTATTCAACGTCTGTTCTGCTTATGATGATTGCTTCGCCGCTGCCGTGCTGATGGAAACCCCCGTTAGTCATGGCGAAAGAAACCGTTACTCTAATTCTTGCTTTAACCCTTGTGTTTGAGTTCCACTTCTGAACCCAGGGGGGAGAGAGAGATGGGTTAAAGTGTTTCTGCATTAGCTTGTCCTCCGAGCCATTACAATTCCGTCAATTTGAATAGTGCTTTTAACTTGAGATTTGGCAAGAGAACGAATACCAAGTTTCCAATAAACAGCGAATAGTTCTGCATCGGTCAAATGCTTTCTTAGAAAACTTCGTAAAATCCGTTGTAAAGTAACAGTTTTGGGTTTTTTAAGAGCTTTTTGCATTAACCTTACGAGTGCGGTTTTATCTCGGCAAATCCATCTATACGGAAAATAGCCTTCTTTAAAAATTTCCAGATGTGAAAAACGCTTGTAATCTCCTACGTTTCGTTTTAATGTCATTTCTACGGAAATAATTTTTTGTTCACGAATCATTCTTTGAATAACGCCATTGCAAACAAGTTTCTTTAATTGTTGTGTCTTAATTGAACCACCATTGGCATTTAAAACTGCAAAAACTTTAGTTTCGCTATATTCGCGTCTCGCCTCGTACTGGGCAAATAGTCGCTTCGTAGGTTGTTTCCTTCTCGGCAACGCAAGAATATGTGCTTTATTGTAAATCGTAAAACGAGACACACCAAACTCTTTAGCTATTTCTCTCGCTGAAAAACCATCATTCCACATTTGAATTAACTTATTATGATCGTTAACCTTTCCTAACTTGCCTTTTTGCCGTGAATGGTTTACTTTTAGGACGCTAAGTAAACCTTTACCATCAGAATTAGCACTCATCTTAGCTCCATCCTTTTCAGCCATTCTTTCTCTTTCTTAGAAGTTTTCAGGCTTACGGATTTTTTACCTGTGACTTCTAAATAGAGAATTCCTTCTTCTATTTTCCGCCTTAAAGATTCAGGAGTTTCAACTTCAGTCATTAAGTTTGGTCTCCTATGAGCCTTATTATTATTTTTTGGTGTACTCCAATCGCGTGTAATTCTTGTGCATAAGCAAGTCGCGCTGCATGAGCCGTAACATTGTACCGCTTTAACATTTGCATAAAGCATCTACGAAGCACTTTGCGTGACTCTCCAAGCCTGCCAAAAAAGTCTACCGCTTGATCTAACCGCTGACCAGTAGCGACAAGATAAGAGATGAGTTGCCAATCTTTATCACTTGTATCCTTAGCCAAAACCAACAAGTTCTTTACTTGTTCTCTGGAAAGGTTTGCTTTCATCTAGGTTTTCTCTCCTTCCAAGTAGCTTCTTAGGGCTACGTCCACGATTTCCACAGCGTCCAACTTCTCCCATTCAGGATGTTCCTTCTTCAATCGCTGGATCAGTTTGCAATCAACACGTACACCGACAACTTTGTCTTCAGTCATTCCGCCAAGCCTCTAACGGTTACAGATACACACAACTAGTATTTAAAACTCTCTTAACACTTTTCTTTTAGTCGTGATGTGCTAGGCAAACGGTAATACTGCCCTCACCAGCACGGTAAAGTCCATATCACCAGCATCACCGAATAGCAAAGCTTTTAAGACATACGACACCATATAACCAATCACTGAAAGTTTCTCAATCGCCCTTTCCAACAAAAGAAAGCGAGCGAACTTAGTATGACACATCGAGGAGAAAGAAGCGAAAAAGGCAAAGTGCGACAGTTTCTACGCAAAATAATATGGAAAACAAGCTACCACGACACCATCATGGCAGAAACAATATGCCGAATAAACCAAGCCGAACTTAGAAGCTGCGCGCCAGAAGGTTTCGCAGAAATTCCCAACGTAGAGAAAGGCTTAGTCTTAAGCGATTCAAGAGGCAGAGGTGCCTTTCAGTGAGCATAGAACAAGTAAAATGGGAAGAATTATTCAAAGAATGGGAACAAGAACCGATTAAAGCTTTCGCTTGGCTTATGGCTAGATTTTTGGAAGCAGGAATATCAATGCAAGAAGCTGTGAGTTGGTTAGCTAAAGATAAAGAAATTCGGATCGGTAATTTGAAATTTTTAATGGAGCATTCCAATAAATGACAACAAGTACATCAGCCTACAAAATTGTACTTAACATCAAGGAATGTAATAAGTGTGGGCGTTTAATTGAGGCAGAACGCTATATTTGTCCTTTTTGCGGATATGTTTTCAACAATATTCAGCAAGATTGGAGTTGTAGTTAAATAAATGAAAGTCGGAAATCTTGAAGTTCCAGATTACAAGTTGTTAATTCTTGGTTTCCCAAAAATGTCGCAACAAGAAGTTGATGCTTTTGCTGAAACTATTAAAGAAGCGATAGATAAAAAGAAAGTTTTCGTTACAGCTAACGGTTATACCTTTAGAAAAATTGTCGAAACGGACAAAGTAATAATTGTCAATGGCGAATTAAAATGAAAATGTTTGGAGGTGAGAACCAGTGAGGAAACTAGGCATTCTTGCGCTAATACTCTTAGTCGTGGGCTCTGTTGTGATAACGCTAGGAGCTACAAACTATCAAGGCTTCGGCGAGTGGATTGGAGGCAAGATGCAATCGTCGGTTTTGCAACCAGGACGAAATTTCATAGTTGAAAAATGGCTCGTTATCGGCACAAACGGTTGGTACATTTTAGCGACAGTATTGGCAGTCAGTATTGCTGGCGCGTTATTCTGGGTGCCGCTTGCTTATGGTGTCTTTTGGAAGAAAGGAATACAAGGCAGATTCCTGCATAAAGCCACACCATCAACACCACTAGCCTCTATGCAACGCACATTAAGCACAGAAATACCCATCGGCACAACGCAACCAACACCGTCTCCTACAATGCAGATAATTGAGGAAAAGAAAGAGGAAGCTTAACTATGTCGGCGCGACAAATACTTGATAGTCTCAACCCTTTCAAAACCAAAGGACCAATCCCTCAAACAGACGTAGCTCCAAAAATGTACGGTTTCAAAAATCGTTGGAGCCTAATTGGAACTGTGAACTCAGGCAAAACTGTGTTTGCTTGCGAACTTATTCTGGCAGCGCGAACGTTAAGTTTTATGCATCGACCCTTTTACTGCGATGTCGTGGAAAACCAAAGCTCCATAATGGAAGACGTAAGCAACCTTCAACGCGGTAGATTCCCCGCTAAAACACGCGCTTACAATCAATATGCAATGGAGCCTGGGCTAATGTTGTGGTGGGATGAAATGTGGAGTAACAAATCCTTACATATTCCAATCTGCGATGTTGCAGGCGAAGATTTACAACTTGGACAAAAAGGAGTCACAGCACAGCCAGGCGCAGCAGCCTATACTCAAGCGCGTTTATTACAAGAGTATGTGCGAGAAACCGACGGACTTATTCTTGTGGCACCCGCCAGCAAGGCATTACTGTTTAAAAATGACGCTCAAGTTGAATGTGAAGAAGCAGACATAGCTTTTGATCCAGATGTTAACTTGGCGCGTATATTTGGGGGAATAATTGATTACAAGCGTACTCATCCAACGAGTAAACGTTTGATCGGTTGCTTAGTAGTTATTAGTAAATGGGATTTAATGGAGAAGTACGCCGCAGACATGGGTATGGATGTGCTAACTGAGGACGGTAGAGAACGGTTTCTTGAAGTTTGTTTTCCCTTCACGAAAATGAAGATAAAAGCGATGCAACGCGTATTTGACACTAAAGTCAAGTTTATTCCCAGCTTTGTAGAAGTAGAACGTGACGGAGAAGGCAACATAGTTTACTGGGATCCCGAAACGAGAAAGAAGCCCAGAATCAAAGTTGGCGATAACCGCATTCCAAGTTATAGCGCGGGATGGATGGCTGACGCAATCAACTTTCTGGGGCAATTCGCAGTTTGAGCATCGAACAGTTCCGCTACGGACCCAAAACACACATAGGTCTACAGTTTGAACAAACCGACGGCGTTTCACAACTACTGCCAGAAGACAAAATAATAGAACTTTACAACATTGGCGGTCAAACACGCAAGCCACTAGAAATAGTGCGGCTTCATCAAACCTATTTTGGGCCGCCAGTAATTACCGTCACATTTGTGCAACCCGCAATGGATGACAACGGCAGAGACACCGTAACCAACCGCACATTCCTAATCTCCCTTCAAGACATAACAAACATGCTTCTAACAGCCCTCCGCCCATTCGGTCAAAAAGAAACTGAAAAGTTGGAGCCTTTAGAAATTGGCGAGTTTACAATCTCTCTCTCAAGAGCTTCCCAAAGAAAACATTAAGTGGAAAGCATCAATATTCTGGGGAGTTATAATTGGTCTATTGGCTTTTTTAGGCTACCAATATCGAGAGTGCATATTCGGATTGATCTCTAATCCTCCACAGTTGGACATAAACTACTGGATACAAAACTTAACTCTCGACAACATCTTAGCCTTCATCCAAAAATACGGTGTTTTAATCACTGGTGCTGCCGCAGCCTTCAGCTTCATTTACGGCTTATATAAAAATTCGCAGACAAACAAAGCCTTACAAGAACTTGCAATGACAAAGCAAACTGCCGACACAGAAATCAACACGGCTTACGGTACGGCTGAGCAGTATCGGTTGCAAGCTGAATCTTACAAGCTGAAGTATGAAGAGGCTGCCAAAAACGAATCGTCTGATGCTTTGCTTGAGGCTCAAAATCTCGTTATAAACCAAAATAAGATAATTGACAATTTGAAAGCGACGGTTACCTATCAGAATGGGCTTATTGAACAGTTGAAAGTGGCGACTGTAGAGAAAAAAGTGGTAAAATAATGTCCAAACAAGAACAGCGAATAGCAATAGAAATTCGCGGTCTATTAAAAGTCATAAAATACTTCGGCATAACCTTTCTGGCGGGATGGCTTAGTAGTTATGTGGCAACCCGCTTTTTTAACGCGGACTTTCTTATCTTAAATTATCACCTACAACATCTCTGGCTTCTCGCTCCAGAAGGCAGCATTCTCTTCGGCGGATTATACATTTGGAATTGGAGCCGAGTAAGCGAGAAAAAGAAACAGCAAAAACAAGCAAAAGAACAAATAAAAAGTTTACTTCAACAAGCCGCTGGAGGTGAAAAGAAAAAGTGAACTTGAAAGCTTTAGGCGTTATATTACTTGTAGCCGCATTAACATTCACTCTTGCAAATGCGGCTGTTACCTACTTGTTTCCTAGTATAGGCAGAATTTCGCAGATAAGTTTGTCTAGTAAATGGCTTGACGGTTCCGACGTTACGATCATAGATTGGGGAATCATAGACAACGACACAGCGTACATTATGGATCCCATCAACATCACTAACACAGGCAACGTTCCTGTCACACTAATGCTGTCATACGCGAACCCGGTAAACATCACTACTCTCACTTTAACATGGAACTACAGTGGCGAAATTGTCAATCCGCAACAATGGATCATTGTAGAGTTAACCCAGACCGTGATTGCAAATCAACTTACCTTCAGCTATGACACAGTAATCACGCCTTCAGAGGCAACATAATGTCTTTTCTGCCTGATTGGAAGCTTGAAATCGACAGTTTAAAAGTTGAAGTTAAAAGCCTCAAAGAGCAACTCCTGTTTCAAAAGAAATGCACTATGATATATGAAGCCTTAATAGACAAGCAATATGTAGGCTATTTAGACGGCTACCAAGATCTCATAACCGACTGGATCCGGACATGGTGGTCTGAAGAGAAGTTAAGCTGGGAAAAAGCCAACTTCATAGTAACGAAAGGATTGCAGCCTACACTCTACAAAATTAAGCCAATGGGCAATAGTTTAGGCGTGTGTCCTAAATGCGGACACCACTACAAAATTTAAAGAGGTAGTTTGAAATATGATACCAGCATCTGAAGCCATAATGATTCTTACAATAACATTTGGTTTTGTTATACCTTTCTATCTTTTTTTCACTTACGGAATATGGTGGGATTATTGGCTTAAACCAAAACTTGAAAGGTTTAAGAAAAATAAAGCGTAAACGTTGAATCCTAAATCTTCATCTCTCCTTTGTCCCCCTTACAAGAAAAGTGTTAGACGGTTCAACGGCGCAAAAAGGAGGTGGTTGTTGTTGAAAGAAATAGTTGTTGTAGTTGGTGAAGCAAAATATTACTTCAAAGGAGAAGACATCAAAGCAAACAATACTGCAGCTAACGTACTGATTATTATGGATGGAAACAAAGACATAGCGGTTTTTCAAAAATGGGATTTATGGCGTGAACTAGAAAAAGATTAGGTGTCCTTAAATGTCCGTGCAACAGCAAAATGAAATAAGCGTAGAAAAGACTTCATTAGCAAAAACAAGCGAGAATAATACTCAACTAAGCAGTACCCCCCCCTCTAAATTAAGCGATGTAATCTTAGCCATTCATACAGAAATAGAAAAACTCAAACTACTACGACTTGAAGTTAAAAATGATTTGAGAAGACCAAGCAGAAAATTATCCACTGAACTTTACATTACTCAACAAATTCTCCAAGCATTAAAAAATCTACTACTTGCACTTAAAGAATATAACGTTAACATAAAAGGTGAAATTTCTGAGGAAATAGTGACGGTTAATGTCACAGAAAACGAAGATGAAATCCTATCCAAGGCAGCTTCTATACTTGACCGAAAGGCTAAGTCTTCAAGCATTCACGGAGAAACTTCATTATGACAACGCCGACTTCCACCGAAAATGGTATGACTTCTTACAACCCGCAAATGACCCAATGCACTTTTCGCCTTTGCCTCAACATCCTCTGGCTCAAAAAGCGTATCACATTGAAGCACCACGCAAACATGGCAAAAGTGAATGTCTCGCAATCAACTATCCAAGCTGGTTAATTGGTAATCATCCTAATATTCACATAACCATTGTTAGTAAAACCGCAAGCTTAGCTGAAGACTCCTTAGGCGCTATAGTTAGAAGAATAGAAACTGACAAAAATTACAAAGAAGTTTTTGGCGATTTAAAACCTAAAGACCCACAAAAATGGACAAACCAACAAATCTATATCAACCGTGGCGAAATCAGCAAGTTCCCAACAATCCATGCGACGGGATTATACGGACCTTTAACAGGTGGCGGGAACGATCTCGTAATAGCTGATGACATCATAGACGAAGAAAATGTCATAACACGGCTACAGGTTGAAAAAGCCTCACTCTGGTTCTTTAAAGTGCTATTGCCCACGCTGTTTCCATGGGGCGCAATTCTAGTCATTGGCACAAGATGGAGCTACGCTGACCTTTATTCACAAATCATCGAAAAATACAACCACGAAATATTGAGAGCAATTCAAAATCCTGAAGAGTATGCGCAAGGCAAACCAGCCAAAGTGTTATGGCAAAAATATTGGTCTATAGAACGACTTGAAGCTAAAAGAAAGGAAATAGGCTCAATCTTCTTTAACTGTCAATATCAGAACGATCCGACAAGCATGGAAGGCGACTTGCTCAAAAGCGAATGGCTACATCCATGGAATGAAAAGCGACCAGACGGAACGGAATATGGTCCACCATCGCCAAACCTACCGGTTTACGCTGGAGTTGATCCCAGCTTAGGCGAAGGCGACTATTTCGGAATCGCCTCATTAGCCTATGACGCGCAACACAACCAAGGCTATCTACTTGACGTTTGGGCTGAACACATGCCCTTCCCCGACATCATGAAACATAAACTGCCACAACTAAACAGTCAATATCACTACGCAAAAATTTACATGGAAACAAACTTCTGGCAGAAAATCCTAACGTTCATGCCGGAACTCAAAGGTTTACCCATTGTGCCCATTCAGACGGTGAAGGATAAGGAAGCACGGTTTATTCCTATGAGTAGCCATTTTGAATCTAAGAGAGTTTTAGTGAATCCTTTGTTGGATCGGAAAAGCGAGTTTTGGCTTGAATGGGTACAGTTTCCACGAGGGCAACATGATGATGCATTAGATTGCACTGAAATGGTTGTCAGCAAAATAGTGGGTGCAAAAGGAGAAGGAAATCCTAGTTATTTGCTGATTTAAGTTGATGCATATGGCGAAAACGAAGGGAGTAAAAGTCTACAAGGACGGGGTAATGATAATTCACCCTGACATCGTAGGCGACGTTAAAGGCGACAGTATCAAAATTCCACAAGTAGACACAGCTTATGGTGCGGGATTTGGCGAAAGCATAAGCGACAGTGACCGTGTGTTCGCCGCGTGTAGAGAACCCATTGGCTATTTTCTCACATTCATCGTTGCCCGCGACATGGTTGACAAATGGTTCCACGTTGATGATCCCGATACGGAAGAGGCAGACCCGGCATTAGATCGCAATGTGCAAGCAGCCCTTTCGAAACTCAAGTTTAAGAAGCGTCTTAGAGAAGCGTTAGAAGCGTCTCGCACCTTCGGCAAAGCGTTGCTGGTAGGTGGCTTCAATGATGCTAAAACCACAAGCATGTTGCAGTTGCCACTTAAGAAAGGAGCAGAACTATTACAACTCGCTGTGTACCCGGGCATCTATCAAGAGCAGAAGGTTAAGGAATGGAGCGTCTGGCAGAAAGACGAAAATCCAGAGAGCAGTCGCTATGGCGAACCCGTACTGTATAAGCTTCATCGAGGTAGCACAAGCGATTTAATTGTACACTTCACACGGGTTGTGGAAGTGGGCGATGGCACAAGCGTCTTAGACAAAGTTTGGGACGACATGAACTGTGGCAGAAACATTCGTTGGGGGGCAGCGCAGTGGATGTACCGCACGGGCGGAGGCTTCCCCGTGGTTGGTTTTCCAGCAGGTACAACAGCAGATCAGCTTGAAACCTACCATAATTCAGGCGGCTTTAGCAACCTCATGAGTCGCACAGCCATATTCATTGCGCAGAACAGCAAAAAAGAAAATGACGGCATGACGTTTACTTTTGAAGGCGCGGCAGGAAGAGCTCTTGATCCAGTGCCATTCTTCCAAAGCAACATTGAACAAATCGCAATCGCAACGGGTTATCCTCAAGCCAAGCTCATAGGCGCGCAAGCGGGCGCAGTCACAGGCAGCGAAGTTAATCAGCAAGAATATTACAAGGCAATCAGCCGAGACCAAGAAGAAATCGAGTATGTTCTCAGATGGGTTATAGATCATCTTAGCTTGTCGGGGCAACTCTCAATAATTAAGACTGCAATAGACAAAACGGAAGGCTATCATCTTAACCTTTTGAAGTCAACGCTGAAACGGTTTATCCATAGGGATTACCGTCATAAGACTGCGGAAAACTACGTTATCGAATGGAATAGCGCGTTTGAACTTAGCGAGATTGACGAGGCAGATGTGCAACTTAAGAAGGCACAGGCTAACCAAGCAAAACTTGACTACATGACGGTTGACGAAATAAGAGCGGAAGAGAATCTTGATCCGTTGCCGAACGGTGAAGGTGCTTCTCTTAAGAAGTCAAGTTTCGGATTATTCGGTGAAGAACAAGGAAAAGAAGGCAATAAGGAACTTGCTGAAAATGACAAATTCCTCGTAGTAGATTTGAATAGGAAACGTAAACATGTTAAGAGCGATACAGGCAGTTCAGATAGTTCAGGACAAAAAGTGGATTCCTGAAGAGCTAAGCGAATGGGGTTTCTTCAGCAAACTTGACGTTTGGCACTACATAAGCATAAGCGACACTCGGCGATGTTGGAACTGCGAGCAGTTTGACGGATTAGACTTCTTCGGCGACGAACTCCGCAGTATGTTTCCAGACTTAACGATTGAAAGCGCCAACGTGATAGCAGCTAACGTTCACATGACGTTGTGGGGCAAGGATACATGCAGATGTAAGCTTGTGCGTGTAGCGTATCCTGCTGCCCCGAAATATTTCAAATAAAAGGTGAAAAATATGCCGTTTGGAGAATACCTAAACTTTGAAGATTGCGTAGCTAAGAACCAAGATAAAGGTGATCCAGAAGCATACTGCGCAACTATTAAGCGACAGATTGAAGGCGACAAACAAAGAAAAATAGGATTTGACACCATCCATTTAGACGACAAAATAATCACAGACGACGACAACTTTCTAGTGATGCCCGCAGTCATAGCCAGCGAAATCGTGCAGCAATATGAAGACGGATGGGCTTACAAGCCCTCAGACGAACTGGAAAAGATGGCAAAAGTCGCATCAGACATAGGTAGCGTACCCGTGAAAATTCTTGAACATCCAGGTCCAGAAACCAATTATTTGCTTGTTAAACAAAGCGACGTATATGGCAAAGCTTCAAACTTCCAGTTTGTTAAGAATCTTATAGACCCAAAATCAAGGCGACCCATGCGTAGAGGAGTACGGGCAGATGTAACATGGTTCAAAGATCGCGTGCCAGAGAAGGTACTTACCCAAATAAGAGATGATGCTCTACGTGATGTAAGCATCGGCTTCACATTTGATGTGGACAGAACAAGAGGCGAATTTGGCGGTGCGGCATACGATTATGTGCAACGCAACATATTCCTTAACCATCTTGCTGCACCAATAGAAAAAGGACGTTGCCCCGGTCCCATCTGCGGCATTGGCTTTGATGCATCATTGAAGTATGGGTTAGATGCGCAGGTGCTTAAAGACTGTCCAGTGTGTCGTAAGATAGTGGATGTCGGCGTTGAAATGGCGAGTAAGCGACTTTTCACTCGTTACGGCAGTGATGTACTCCGCGTTCTCGATGGCTACGTACTGCCAACATCAAAACCTGAAAAAACCAATTTAGACTTAGAATTCAAAAAAGCATTCACCCAGCTAGAATCCAAGTTACAAAAGTAACAATCAAAGTTTTTCGAGTTCCATCCATTCTTCAAGCAATTTATGCGCTACATCATAATCATGAGAAAGCATAGCCGCACCGAACTTATCTTTTAGCTTTTCAATCTTTGTGTATTTTTTCAGTAACATAATAAAGTCATGCCAATTCAAATCAACGGTATTTTTTGCCTCTTGAAGTAGCTTCCATTCTTCATCTGTAAAGGTTTCACGCAAATGCTTCATTCGAATTGCTCCTTATATTTCAAAGCAATATCTTCGGGGATTTCCGCCCAAAACAGTAAACGGTAATGATAAATTGCATGTTCATTCTCTCCATGTTTGTCACGTTGTTTAAGCAAAAATTCAATAGGATGTACATTTTCAATTCTTTCAGCATCAGACCATTCTTGTGTATGATGAGTAGTCTTAGAAACATATTGATACTGATACACTATAAAATACCAAGTCAAACCTTCACCTTAATCTATTACTCACTCACTCAATATTTAAGTCTTTTCATAGTCATATCTTGACAGAACTCCCATAAGATGCTGTGGGTTCACCTCGTGAGAGGTGACTAAAATAAATTCTTCTGGCAGTAGCAGAACCAGACTAAATAAACATACACAAAAAAAGGAGCGAAAACAAAATGTCTGAAGAACTTAAAACTAAGGAAGCATGCGAAGGAGCAGGCGGAACATGGAACGAAGCTACGAGCACTTGTACGATGCCGCATAACGAACTGAAAACAGATGTTAAACCACAAGGCGATGCAGCTTTAATGCGTGAAAACGAAATGCTCAGAGCACGCGTAGAACTGCGCGAGAAACAGCTTAAGCAAGCCATAGACATCGCAAACAGAGCAAACGATGAACGCAAGGCTAAAGAAGAAGCAGAAAAACAAAGCCTAATCCAAAGCATCCAGATGGACGGCAAATTCGACAAGGATGAACTGGAAAAGAAATCGCTAGCTGACCTTCACACAATCAGATTCACTCTTGACCGTAGCATAGAGAAAACCTTCGTAAACGTAGCCGCAGAAATTGACGAAGCCCGACGCACTCGCAAACCATTTCTCACTGCAGGCGCTTGGGACAGAGAAAAGAAGCAATGGGTAGGAGGAACGTAAAATGGGGGCAGACGCATCAAACGTTAAACCGACAAACGCAATAGTCTTAGACAGCACCAACATTCACGTTCAAACGATGAAGGTTGAAAACGCTACAAGCATGTACGCAGGACGCTTAGTCAAGAAAGGCACAAACGACGACGACATGGTAGTTAACACTGGCGCAACTGCTATTGGATGGTTAGGTTACGAGCAAACAACCAAGAAATACCGACCAGCAACCGTGGACACAATCTACGTAATTAACACTTATGCAGCAATGATAAACGGACCTGGCATAAAACTCGTTGCAAGCTTAGCAGGAGGAGTAACCGCTGTGAAAGGCACCCCGTTAACATATGCACCTTCAGGAGAATTGACAGGCGGAGTCGTAGGCACAGATCAAATATACGCAATCGCTGAAGAAACAGTGACAACCGTTGGCGCAACAAGTGCTGATTGCATTGTGAGGAGCTTGATTTAAAATGAACAAGCTAAAATACGTTGGCATGGACGAACCGCTAACAACTGAGCAGGGACAGTACATCCGAGAAAAGGCAGTTCAGGCTGCACAACGAACATTCGTAGGCAGAAAACTGTTCGGCACAGCAGTACGCAAAATAGACTCGTCCACTCAAGTTTTCGGCTATGACGTATTAACCCACGTTTCAGACGCAAGCGTAGACTTTACATGGCCTGGCAGAATGACGTTAGACATCATCAACCTTGCCCGATCAACTGTGGCAATTCCTAACTTGCACAAAGAAGCTGAGTTGAACAAGCTTGACGTTGCAAGCAGCCGCACAAGTGGCACTCCGCTGAACACGTCTCAGGTTGAGTCAAACGCGTATAAAGTGGCGTACTTAGAAGATGCACTGCTGATTATGGGCTATTCAGCTGATGGAACAAACTACGATATAAATGGCTTATACAAAGCTGCGGGCAACACGAAGGCAGGTTCAGACTGGGCAACAGCCACCGCTATTGCGACGACGATCAACGGTGCCATAAGCGAGTTAATGACTGACAACATACTTCCACCCTATAATGTGGTATTGCCAGCGGAACAGTACGCCTACACATTGGCTTTTGTCTCTGGAACTGCAGTCAGCTACTTGCAATGGATAAAAGAGATAATTCAAGGCGAAGTCTACATGTCGCCTGTGCTTACGACTGGAACAGGCATGATGACTAAGGCAAACCCAGACGGCTTATTCGAGTACGTTCTCGCAGAGGACATAACCACCGAAACTGAAACCCTCAGCATCAAGGAAGGCAACAACCTGTTCATCAGAGTCTACCTTCGCGGCTTACCCTTAGTGTACGATGCAAACGCAATATGCACCATGACAGGCTTAACTTAAGCCGAAGCTTAAAGTCTAATTTCCCCCCTTTTTTCTTTCTATACAAATTTGAAGAGGTGAAAAAACCAAAATGAGCGATAAAGTCACAGTTAAAATCATAAAAGGTTCCGTTAGCACTTGGAAAGATGGCAATTTCAAGAAAGGCGACGTTTTCGAGACAACGCGGGAAGAAGCGTTAAAGATTGATCCTACATTCATACAAATCCTAGAAGATTTACCTACCACTCAAAAAGAAGAAAAACCCGCATTAGCTGACTTGAAGTTAGAGGAACCAAAACTTTCCGAAGAGCCCCCATCAAAAGAAGAACTTAGCTCTAAGCCGAGACGTGTGAAGCATGCTTAAACTTCCATGTGCGGGTAAACTGGGAAATTGCCCTGCTGACGTAAAACGGTTCAGGTTCACTTGTCTATATTGCCATTGGCGTAGACAGTATTATGGCAAATGGACTGAGCCGCCTTATTGGATAAAGTACATATACAAGTCGCATGATGCAATAAAAACGACGTTGCAAGTCTCCTTTAATGGTGGACAATTTGAAATTGTCAAGATCGATCAGCAGTACTTGAAGATTGATCCAAGGGGGCACTTCGCAATGATGCGTTGTGCTGCAATCATGTTTTTCGATAAGATTATGCAGTTTTTAGGTTATAGAAAACCTTTCGCAGAGTTCTGCGAGTTCTTTGCTAATTACCCTACATGGTGAAAAAAATGAGTAGTGACAAAACTTTAGAGGATATTGAGGAATCGCTGAAGCCTAAATCTAAACCACAGACTACACCTCAGCCTATGCCCCTTGTAGCTTTTGACTTCTCCGAAATAAGCAGTCAACTTAAACAGTTGGTGGCTGAGAAAAATCGTAGTAATGACATGCTACAGATGTTTACTCAAATCGATTTTGACGTTAAAGCTCTTGTTGCTAAAACCGATTCAAACTTGAAAGAGAGCAGACAGATTTTAAGTAGGGTTGATGCACGGTTGAAGGTTGTGGATAGTTTAGAGGCGAAGTGGAATCTGCTATTAGAGCGGGTTAGCGGCGTGTTGAATGAGTTGGAGCGGGTTCTGCGTCAAATGTGAGTTGAGCAAGTAATGAAACTTCCTTATTGGCTTTTGCGTTTGCTTCCCATGTGGGATTACGTTTGTCCAAAGTGCAAGCGGGAAGTTAAGCAAAAAAGCCATAAATGTCCCTACTGCAACGAAAACTACGGCGTGCCTTTGCGTGTTCCACCCCGAGTTTTGAAAGACCCTGAAGCCTTAGAACAGTATGTTCACAGGCAGGTTTTTCCGAAGGTTTCAGCAAGTCAGAGAGCGTATTTGACGCAGTTTTTCACGGAGATTTTCAGTGACGGTTTTGAAACTGGAAACTACAATAATTGGACAGGCACCACAATCGGAGCAGGCAACACCTTAGAAGTTTCTAGTACATACGCGCACACAGGAACTTACAGTAGTAAAGCCATTTTAGCCGAAAACGTTGGAGGCTACGCTTACGCTTACAAAACTTTAGCGACAGTTGGCAATACTGCGTACATGCGCCTATACTTTTATCTCGACGCTTTTGCTTTAGCTACTGCTGGTAGAGCTTTTTGGTTCATGTGGATGAAGGGACACGCCACAACAGATACAGGATACAATTATGCTACTCTAAAAATATATGGTAGTACCCAAGCTCTCCAACTTTATTACCGCACTACAGCAGGTTATCAGACAGACACAAGCGCCACCACCATCAGTTTAGATACTTGGTATTGCCTAGAAATCAAAGCAGTAGTAGAATCTGCAGACGCAGGCGAAGTCAGAGTTTATTTGAACGGTACAGAAGTTGCAGACTTGGCGCAAACGGGCTTAAATAATGCTGTAGGCTGGGGTGGAATAAAAGGTGTGTGGGCAGGCGGAAGTTTAAGCCACGTGGAAGTTGGGACTTCATGCACTTTTTATGAAGACTGCGTAGTTGTTGCAGACGCATATATTGGACCAGAAGTAGAAGGCGGTCAGCCTTACGTTAGCCGAGTGCAGCAAATCGCTGGAATGCAAACTTTCAACCCCATCCACGCTTTAGTAAGAAACCCGATTAAAGGACGGAAAATAATTTGACATCAAGCTTTCCCATGAAAAAGAACACAGCCACAACAATAGAGTTTCCCATCTTAGACGCAGACGGAGACCTAGTAACTGGCGCAGCAGGCTTAGATAGTGAAGTTAGCATTGATAAAGGAACTTACGCTGATTGCACAAACGAAGCAACAGAAATAGCAACAAGCTCAGGTACATATTATTTAGACCTCACCGCCGCCGAAACAAATGGCGATTTCATAGCCATAATCGTTAAAACATCAACGTCAGGAGCAAAAACAACATTTTTAACATTTCGCACAGCGGCCCAAACGCTTGATGAAATGCAAGCAGATATTACAGCAATAAAGGGTTATGTTGACACAGAGATCGCCGCAATAAAAGCTAAAACGGACAATTTGCCTGCTGATCCTGCAAGTGAAACAAACGTTGATGCGAACGAAACTAAAATCGACACGTTGCAAACTGATGTAACTGCGGTTAAAGGCTATATTGACACGGAAGTTGCTGCAATTCTTGCCGCTGTGGATACGGAAGTAGCCGCGATAAAAGCAGTAACAGACACTTTAAGCTTGGCAGCCATAGCAGACGCAGTTCATGATGAACCATTAGCTGGGCACTCCACAGCAGACAGTGCGGGTTTAGCCTTGAAAAACCTTTTGAAAATTGGCAAGAACAAGTGGGACATCAGCGGAACAACATTCACAATATATGACAACGATGGCGTTAGCGTTCTTTACCAGTTTACGCTTGACAGCGGAACCGCGCCAACCGTGAGGACTCCTGTTTGACAAACATAATAGTGCATGGGTTAGTGAGCAACAAGCTAGTTACGCAGGGTTATCATGCAGGAGCAGCCGTAGCTGGCGGCGACAGTGCGCGCTACTACTATCTTAAACCCCGCAAAAAAGGCGATGGTCGCCGCAAAGAATTATTAATTCAGATTAAAGGTTTATTGGAGGCGTTGAAAAGTTGACTACGATAACGAATATTGCGCAGAGGATTCTAGACGAGAATGGATATACAGATCCATCTACAACGGTCACGGAGTACTTGGTTAAGAAAGCCGTGGAATACGTAAACTTGAAAACAGGCGGCACAGTGAGCTTCACTCCTAGCGGCGGAACGCAGAGCTTAACGGCTACGGATGCGCAGTTAACGTGTATTCAGAATTTGTCCGGGTTGTTGTTGCGGGCGTATAATGATAAAGGACCAAACATGAGTGTTGGCGGCTTAAGCGTTTCAAGCTTAACAAGCGATCCAGAATATAGTCTTTTGATGAAGCTTGTTGACGATGAGATTGCGGAGTTGAGGGTGCAGACGAGGGAGCCGCCGATTTACGTGAGTAATGAGCCTGTGGCGACTGAATGAGCGTGTGTGAAGGGTTCTAAATGACTGCATGGACTAAACTACTCAAAAAATTCGAGAGCATTCCTACACCGCGGAAAATGGTTGTCGACGGTTCTGCAGTTCAAGTTATAGCGGATGACGGCTTGGATAAGTGGCGTGTTGACGTGTTCACAACGGATTTTGAAACTTTAAAGAAAGCGTTTAAGAAGGCGGGTTAAAAATGTCATGGACTAGCGGAGATGTAATTAATACTCAGACTAGACTTAGGCGGCTGAGCAGTAGCATTCCTTCTAGTTACACGGTTTTTAAGATAGGGGATACATATTATGCGGAGACTAATATTGCAGGTGGCACAGACGCAACGCCGAATACTGATGCTGCAGTTGTATTGCGATTTGCAAACGCCGCCTTAAGTTCTACGGGTGGCACAATATTTCTCCGAAAAGGAACCTATGTCTGTAGTAGTTTAGTTGAAATAACAAACACAAGCCCATCGCGTTCTGCCGCGTTGATTCCAGCGGATAATGTTGCTGTAATAGGAGAGAGCAAAGGAGGCACAATTCTACAGTTAGGCAACAGTGTAGGTGGTTCTCTCATCGCTTTTGAAGATCATACGCCGACAACGAAATATGGTTTTCACCTTCAAAATCTAACGTTAGATGGTAATAAGGCAAATCAAAGTGACAGTGGGGTAGATGGTGATTTAGTTGGACTGCGAATGTATGCACACCAACGTTGTCATATTGAAAATGTAAGGATAATTAACTGCAAACGGCAAGGACTATATGTCACCAATGGGCAATGGAACAACTACATAGATGTATCATGCGACAGCAATGACAGAGAAGGATTTGTTTGGGACAGCGAAGGATTATGCGATGCATCAGGAATAAGGGCAAACTCGAATGGTCAAGTCGGCATCTACATAGTGGGCGGCGCAAGTAGAGAAATAACATGGGTAACAATGACTGAAGGCGAAGCCTACGGCAACATTAAAGGCGGCGTAAAAATCACGCAAGCCATCGGCGTAAGCCTATACGGAGTGAAAGCATGGCAAAACGGCGACGCATCCAATATTTTAGACGGATTCATGATAAACGATTCAGAATCAGTCTATCTCACAGATTGCCAAGCTTACCATAATCAGAGGGCAGGCGTATCCGTTTACGGAGATAGCACACGCGTTCACATCAAGGGAGGATGTTACTACAACAACCGAGAAGACGGTGCAAGCGGCAACGGATTCGGCATTGTTCTGTCTAGTGCATCATACTGTCGCGTGACAGGAGTAGATGCTTACGATAATCAAACTCCTAAGAAACAGTTAGGTGGTGTGCAAGAAGTTGACACTAGCGATTACAATTACATTGCGTTTAACGATTTCAGAGGCAACGCAAACACTAATCCCATTACAAAGTTAGGTGCAAATACGAGAATGCTTTTCAACCGTGGATGTGTAACAGAAAACAGCGGAACCTCCACAGGTACAGGCGCGCAACAGACGATCGCTCATGGCCTAGTTTCAACGCCTAACAGGGTTTTTCTAAGTGAAAGCACGACAGGCGGAGCCTTAGCTTATCAGTCTGCTGCGGCGGACGCAACTAACATTTACGTCACTGCTACTAGCGCGAAAACTTATCAGTGGAGAGCAGAAGTGGTCTAAGATGGGTTTAAGTTTTGACGTAACACGCCGAGCTTTAACGCTTGGCAGTGCAGACTCCACTACGGGATGGTACGCTAAAACCTTCTCTACATCCACAATAGAAATGGTGATAGTCCCCCGTTCCATGCAACGACTCGCATTTTCCGCTGGTGTTTACCCAAAATACGAAGTAAGCGCCTTCCACCTTGACCCTGTAAGCGAAGGTGACGAAATAGTTGATAGTGCTTCTAACTATTATGAAGTGGAAACAACCGAGCCACATTATCTTGGAGATAGCTTGTATTATTATGAAACGCAGCTAACTAAAATTCCCATGCATTATGACCGTCCCGGCTCGAGCGGAACTTGGCATTTAGACAGCGACAGCCTCATAACTGATGTGCGTTACCGACAGAAAGAGTATATTCAAGACCACATAACCCCGGCGCACATAACTAAAGACGACGGCTCAACGCTTGCGACGTACATCATCTGCTTCGGCAAAGCAGACTACCCAATAAGTCACATTTTCGTGACGAAAGGCGTAGACCTCATTTTTAACATTGACATAGGCGAATCCGAAGCCCTAATTCAAGCAGACAAAACCGCATACGCCTATCATGAGCGCGTGCCTATCACGCTTTACGCAATAAACAAGACAACCATAACCGCGACAAATCTGATAGAAAAAGGCTACCAAGAACTACGCCTAATAGCCATGACTTACCCAGAAGGTTCAGTGAGGCGTGTGGGCAGAGCCAGAGAAACTTCTACTTCTTTAGGTTCACCCATTCTATTTTCGCAAGAGGTTGTATTGGAATATACGAGGAGTGCAACTTGACTAATCCAACAATCACCTACGGACATGGCGTGCAAATTGACTGCGTAGACTCTGAAGCAGCCACTTGGAACGCCACCGAACAACGCACGGGCATGGCTGCAGAAGAGTGTAGCTTAACAGGCTTATACGACGACGTTTACATGATAACCGCCGTACCTGACACTGCGGGAGATGAATTTTGCAGTTACTACAAAGACTTGTCCAGCTTGGCCCTAAGCACAACGCTATACACTAAATTTCTAGTTAGGTGGAAAACAAGCGTCGGCAGCAACGGCATGGGTATAAGAGTAAAAGTCACATTCGACGACGCTTCAGACCAGTTGATAGTCGGTTCAACAAACCCTGAGTTCAGCCAAACTTGGACAGTAACCGCAGGCACATTGACAACTGGTAAAACCATAGATAAAGTGTATATTTACGCAGACGACTATCCCGACAGCGTTGGGGATGGAGCACCGGGAACTAACTATTACGTTTACTGCGACTTCATATTTTTCTACAAGGCTAACTTCACACTTCCAAACTACCCCGAACTAGAACTAAGCCTGCCGCCACGCTACGCAATAATCCCGATTCCAAGCCGAGTAGGAGACATCACCCAGAACCTAGGCAGCGAATCCACAACAGTCCGCATTCCATGCGACTTAAACATAGGCGACTGGACCCGCAGCGGAGACTACGTAGACGGAGAAGTATTCTACGAAATCGCACACGGCAGCAGCATAAACGCTTGGAACTGGCTATCTACGAGCAAGGAACAGTTCAAAGTCACGCTGGAAACCCCAGTTGTACGCCGCAGCCAAAACGCGCAGACGCTTGACTTGCTTTTCCGAGAGTACCGCAGAAGCGACGCGGCAAACGAAACGTGGGTGGAAAGGTTCGGACTAAACTTAGCAAGCAACTTCCCAGTGTAAGGCGACGCACATGAGCATAGTAAAAGTTGATTTGGGGTTTCTCCCAGATGAAGTACTCGCGGCAGCTTTTGAAGCTTTGTTAGAACAAGCTCAATTAATAAAAGGCTTAGCTCAAATCTACGTAAGAGTTGACACAGGTTCTCTTCGTGATTCTATTAGGGTGGAGCGCGGAGGAGAAGGTGAACATTGGCGAAGAGTACGCGTTCGGGCCGGGGGCTACATAGTTAATCCTACGGGCAAACTGGTGAATTACGCGGGCATTGTTGAGTTGCGTTATCCTTTCATGCGCCCCGCTTTTGACGAAGTGCGAGGGTCAATCATTGAGATAATGAAGCAAAAAGTTATTGAAAATATACCTCGGTTCAAAACTGGCGCGTGTTTTAACTGGACATTTAAATGAGGAATCTAAAATGTCTATGGAAGAAACAGCTACTTTTAATCTGGAATTAAATGTTGAGCAATGTGTGTCTGAGATACGTAGGTTGGAAACTCTGCTTTATCGAAGTTTGGCTTTAGCTAAACGCTTAGGACTGCCTGAAAACATCAACCAAGCAATTTCCCAAATTCAAAGATTAACGATGGTTATTCGCATGTTGCATACGGCAATAATCGCGTTACAAGCTGCTTCTGGACCTATTGGCTGGGCATTAGCGGGTGTGGGCATAGCGTCGGCGGGTCTTACCATAATCGACATGTCATATGAGGCGAGCAATTGACAATTCCAGTTTACCAAATCAAAACGTACACAGGCGCAGTCAATGATTACACAATAACGTCAGACTGCAAATTCTTAAAAGTAAAAAGCTTCTTAACGGGGCAACTTGGCCACTTCACCTTCGTTCTACCAGGGATGAAAGATATAACTAAAGTCTTTGACGACATAGCAATTAATGATAAAGTAGAAATTTACTTGGGCTACGATACTATTCCTGCAACACCGCTCTTTAAAGGTGTTATAGAAAACATCGCAAACGATTGGGGACAAGAAGGAACTGGTCTTCTCCGCACTTTTAGTGGTCGTGATCAAGGCGAAATAATGACTAGAAAACTCCTACGCCAATATAGTAGTGCAGGAGAAACAGCAAACAGTACAGTGACAGAAATAGCGAATCGTCTAGGTATGGGAACTACGGAAATCGCCGCTGATGCCACACCTATAACTGTTGTGAGTTACGATAGCAAATATGACGCGATCATGCGTGAAATATGCGATTATGCTGCTTCAATCTCAAAAGACTGGTATGTAGACATAAACAATAAACTTGTGTGGCAATCGCGCCCTATCAGAACTGCTGGCGTATCCACCTTAACGATAGGCGAAAATGTTAAACAGTACACTCTAACACGCAATATAAACGAAATCTTCAATAAATTCTGGGTGTTTGGCGCAACAGAAACCTTTGAAAAAGACGATCCATCCGCAACATCAGCTTGCTCACACACCCAATACACAAAAGCACCTACAGATTTACCCGCGGACCATGATGGTTGGACAGAAGCCATAACTAATTGGACAGCAGGTTCCAAAAGCGGATTGCACACAGGACCAAGCGCACCAGGCGCGGGTCATTGTGGTTCTAACCAAATAGCTAACGGTGTTGCTGTTGGCGATGGTGTAGCAAATGAATGGTTATGGCTAAAACGCACATGCGCAACGACAGCCACAATTGTACGAGTAAAAGATGAGGCGTTCTTAAACTTTTTAATAACGTGGAATTGCACTGGGGGAGGCACCCTTTCAAAATTTGAAATAACCCTTGATGCTCCCGACACATCAAACTATTTAACATATACAATGAGTGCGGGCAACCGCCCAACCATAGCAACAGCTACCCATTACACTTTAAAACTGGGACCAGGTTACGAAGTTGCTGTCGGAGTACAAGATGGATGGGTTAAAACTGGTCGACCTGATTGGTACGATGTTGAAGCCATAAAATTCTATTTAGAATGGGTTATTGACGCAGGACAAAACACAGTCATGAATTTGGATTGCTTATATTTTTCCAATCTACGTTGGCGCGCCATTGATTCTGACGTTACCAGTGGAAACAATTACGGCATACGCGAAATGGTTGTGGTTGATGATAAACTACACAGCAACACGGAGTGCGTAAATACGGCTGCGATGTTGAAAGCGCAGAAAATAACTGCACCGATTCAGCTTGACATTCTTATGCCTATGGACACAAATATTCTAATCGGTGACAGAATCCCAATAACCATACCTAACGAGAATCTTTCTGCAGTAAACTTTGACGTGATAAGCGTGGAACATATGATTCCTCCAGCGACAACACATGCGACGTTAGTCAATAACGAGCGAACACGGCATGTTCTCAAAACGACAAGCACACCCGAAATATTAAAAGGAATCGGCGCAAAATCTGCCGAGCATTTGCAACGCCGAAAAATTATTTTTTAGGGATTTGCTAGGCGGCTGCCCAGTCGCTGATTGGGGTGTCACTTTATGTTTCCACCAAGCAAACCCCGCAAGTAAATTAGACGGTTTGTGTATTTGTGTTTTTTGTCATGTTTACTGTTTCCAGCGTAAAGCCTCTTCCATCTGATCCACAATTTCCTTTGTTGATTTTTGGCTAAACCTTTCGTACTCAACTGCGTAGACTGGTTTTCCAAGTTTCTGGCTGAGTTTTTCTCGAATCAAGTCGTCTTTCCAATCGCGGTTCAAATGCGCATATTTTCCGTCAAGGTAGAAAGGCACGTCATCCACAATGTAGTCGATAACGGTTTCAACGAGGCATACGCGAACTTGCGATTCCACTTTATGACCTCTCCTTTGCAATTCTTCTAAAGCGGCTATTTCTTGTTTGCTTACTTGCGGTTGCATAATGGCTTTGCGTTGTGTCCAAGATTCTTTAGGCTTGTACTCTTTTACTTCTGTTTTTGTTGCAGGTATAGGTTTGTCTTTGCCCGCGCATTTTGGACATATAATTAATCCGCCTTGAATGGTTGCTTTGCTTCTGTGGAATTGTTGTCCGCATTTTTCGCAGTTTCGCAATTCAGACGCTATTTGCTCTTGCATGCTTGGTGGAATAGCTGTTCTTTCACCTTCTGGTTGTGCTGCCTTCTGAAATGCTTCAGCAATATCGTAAGACTTAGGAGTTAAGCCAGCTTCAACTTTTACTTCATCTTTCATTTCAGTCGGCTTATGTTTAATTAACGTTCTTTCGCTGATTCCAGTAATCTCTTCTATGTCATGAATTGAGAAGCCTGAGCCTAATAGAAAGGCTATGTCTTTGCTTAACTCGTCAGCTTGGTATTGGCGACGTACCTTGTTAGCGATCATGCGGGCAAAAGTGCGGTCCACAGCCGACTTAATATTATCTCTTCTTATCGTTTCCGCGTCCGGATCAATCTCCTTTCTGTGCAATCCATCAAATACTTCGCCGTTCGCATCAGCTAGGCACGGCACGATTTGACCGTATTTTCCTTTCAAACTCTTCACTAAACTATACTCTTGTTCATTCATTGTCATTTATCACCTCTTTTTCCTCTTCTTCACTCGCATCATCTCGGCTTTTCCTCGCTTCTACCAAATGCACTTTCAATAAGTCGCCTGGCAAAAGGTCGTAGGCTTTCACAATGTTAGGCTGAACTGTAACGTAGAAAGTGTTGGCGCTAGACTTTAAGGGGCAGAGCTGTGTTAAACCCATCTTCTCAATGGTCGTAGTGCTGATAAACCTAGATTTATTGCGCTTCCTCATTTGGGTTGTTCTCCGATTGATACATATTTATTTCTTATGACATAAGACAGACTAGAGAATACATGAAAAATAGAAAAACATATCATACCAATTTTTAACCTTGCATACTCCACACTAAATGCTGGTTTTTCCGTGAACATGTTTAATTTACGTGTTTTAGGCTTATTTTTGTAAAAGCACCAGATATTACGATTATTCATTAATGTTTTCATCTCCATAGTCCCAGCTTCTTCTTACACCCCAAACAATACCGCTTAGTCCGATTTGAATGTCCATAACACGGCTTAGTAAACACATCTTCGCCTGCCACTAATGGTTTGCCGCAGTTAGCGCAGACTGGTTCTTCTCCGTAAGTGTTGACTAGCTGACTCCACAGGCTCTGCGTCATCCGATACACTCTCCTCTTACTCACTAGCTTCACCAAACTTTTCAATGAACCAGTCTATAGTTTCAAGAATAAACCGCTCTAAGTTACAATTTTTTAAATGTTCTTTTATCAAAATTTGCTGTTCTTCTTCTTTATAGTTCCTCAAATTTTTGTAGAGTTTTATTGCGGTTATTATGGGGTTTAATGGGAATTCTTTTTTAGCTGCATCAATGTAGCTTAGTACATCAAAACCATCATCTATGGAATTGTCTTCGTACATCAATTCTTTTATTCGTTTTTGGAGTTCTCCTTCATTCTCCATTCACACTTCACCTTTTATTACCTCATTACTGTGAGTTTGTGTGTGTGCGTGTGTGCTTGTTTCGTGCGTTAGGGTCTCTCTGTTAAACTCTGTATTCTCTTTCTCTCTCTTTGTCAGCCTCTCCGCTAAGCCAAACGTGTCCCTGTTCAATTGAATAATTTTACACATATTTTTGCACCTTATCCATCAAAGTTTCAAGCTCAAGGTCCCGCGTTTCATCATAGACTTTAATCGCTTTTGGCAGAACCTCTCGCAG